GCGTTTTTGGGAACTGGACTCCGAGGATGATCATCCTTTTCCTTTGAGCTAGCACTCGAGGCGATGGTGGGATCATTAACCTTTGCAGGCATGACATCTCCGTCAACAATAATGTCAACAGGGCCAGGTTCTGCGGGTTTGATCTCTGCACACAATGGGGCTTTAAGAAGGTCCTGGAGCGTCCTGGTTTCAACAATCCACTCATTAAAGATGGACCGGTCGAATTCAGGAAAGAGTACATCATACTCCGCATCCATCCAGCCTCCAGCATTTCCATTTGGGTACTGTTCGCTATCTGCGAATTTTCCCCACCAGTTACCGAGGCCGTGCTTTGCGCGTAAAGTTGGCTGAAAGCCAACTGCGCGTTTGCACAGCTCTCCAATAACGGGTGTGTTTCCATCTGTTGCCACATATGACATGGCCTTCTCCACAAGCTTTTCTGCAGGCGTAACGTTGCTAGGTAAGCGTACCGTAGTGTGAAATTTAGACAACTGTCTTTTGACATCACACATACTGTCAACACTGCCATACCAGACGTCTGACGAATAGTAGCGAGCAAGAAAATTGACTCCTCGATCTCCACAATGAACAGTGGCTGCCTCCAATACGAGGCCCAACTTCCCGGCTGCCCACTCATGATTTGAGATGGGCAAGTCAGCATCAATTCCGTCGTCACCAAGGTGTAATCCGAGTGCTTTGAAAGCTTCGCGAGAGGAATATTTTCCTCCCCCGGGCTTAAGGGCATTTCGGTACGCGAAGTAAGAACAGAATGTTGCTCGAAGGGTTTGGAACACGCTTGTTGCAGGGCAACCAGAGCCATGAGCAGGGCCTTGGTCAAAGGTTGTTCCTTCTGGGAACTTGCCGACATTGTCAGCATTATGCTTCAATAAATCATTCACCTCAGCGCAATGACCAGGAAACGCTCTCTTGGTCACTATGTGATCCACCATACGTAGGACATGGGTTATTGTCCCGTCCATACGATGGTAGTCCGAAAGATTGACAAACTGCCGAGATCCGGTGCAGATCTCTGCCACACGTGCAGCAATTTCTTTCGGGTTCATACCAGGGCCATACCATTTAAACCGTTTTAAATGTTCAGATAGTGCCAGCGCAAATTGAGACATTGTCAACTTGTCCACGTCATTGTAAGTTGAGATACACCGCGGATCCTTAGGATTCGGGTACGCCTCAGCTTTAATAAAGCATTTCAACATGTACCTAACGAAAGGTCCACTAAGAAACGCACTGGCCAATGACTGCTGCTGGGCTCTGGTGCACTGTTTAGCCTCCACTGTGCTTACGCACACCGGGGACAGATGAGTGGTACCACGCATGATCTCCGAAGCAAAATCGACCATGCATTCGTCACGAAAATCGTGACCACGGGGCTCCTCCCGCTTGAACTTATCAATACGTCCTGCGACGCATTGTTCTTCCGCTTCTTTGCCAGTGGCTGGACTAAATGCTCCATGAACTAAAGGGCTCATGAAGCCAGCCAGCTTGGCTCGTTTCTCCTGATCATGGTTGGCAAGATCATAATAATATGTTCTCACCGACGATTCCACAGGAAACACGGTATGCACCCGCCCAATGGGCTTAGCAACAACACGATGGAACTCAGTCAGGACCGTGGCAGCTTCACG